CTCCCGAGCTGGTCAAAGTTCGATTCGCATAAGGAGCGCATAGATGCTTGTTTTTGAAGATAAGATGCTCGAAGGCAACAGCGCCAATACCCGCGCCAGCCAGAGCCAATACAACGAGATGCTGTCTCAGCGTCGCGTGTTCACCAAACAGAACCAACACTTTGTTGACCTGTACGGCAATCAACTGACCGCAGAGCAGCGCTCTGGCCTTGAGGCTAACGCTGGCAAGCCCGCGCTTGACTTCTGGCGAGAGACTGACCGTGTATCCATCCAAGTTAAGGATAACGACCAAGGCCGCGAGTTCCTGACTGACCTGATGGGCCTGGCAAAGCCGCTGTCTATCGGTAAGACCTCCAATGCCTACGCCAAGGGTACTGATGTATCCAAGGACGTAGAGCGCAGCATGGACTTCAAAACCCCGGTTGACTTCGACCACAACGAAAACGTGTACGATAGCGACCCAATCCCTTGCTTCACCGCAGGCTACGGCGTTAACTACCGCAAGGCGGTTGGCGGCCTGACCGAGGGTATCGACTTCGCCACCGACGCTCAGGCGCTGAAAATGAAGTGGGTTCTGTCTAACATCGCGGACTACATGCTTACTGGTGACACCAGCATCAAGGTAGACGGCGCAACCGGTCAGGGCATCCGAAACCACCGCAACACCTATCAGGTAAACATGGGCTCCGGCACTGTTGGCGGCGTAGTTGGTGCGAACATCGACCTGACCACCGCAACCAACGACCAGATCGTTACATTCTTCAACCAGTACGTTGCCGCCGCTCTGGATAACAACTACGTTGACCGCATCGATGTTCTGTGGGTTTCCCCTGAAATCATGCGCGTTCTTGGTCGTCCGTACAGCAATGCCGCTGGTTTCAAGGAAGGCACCCTGAAGGACTATCTGATGACCTTCGGTCGCATTGCCGATATCCGCCGCACCTTCAAACTGTCTGGTGGTCAGCAGATGTTCGGCTATGTCCGCAGCTCTGACTTCGTTCGCCCGCTGGTTGGCGCGTCTGTTGCTGTAGTTCCGATGGTGCGAAACACCCCGTTCGACAACTACAACTTCATGATTTACGGCGCGATGGGCCTGCAAGTTCGTGCAGACATCAACGGTAAATCAGGTGTGTTCAACTTCTCTGTGGTCGCCTAACGGACGATTCAGTGTGTTATTATGAAGGGGCTTAGGCCCCTTTTGTTTTGGAGATTATTCAATGCCACGTTACAAACTAACTCAAGATTTCGGCGGAATGAAAGCAGGCGATGAGATTGTTACCGAGCAGCTCAGTGACATGTTGAAGCCTGTTGCTGTAGAGGTTGAAGGTGCGCAACTCGAAGTTGCAACTCCAGGCGTTGCCGCTGACAAGCCAAAGCGCCAATACAATAAGCGCCAAGAGGCCGAATAATGGCTACCATAACCCAGCAGGAAGCGGCGCAATTCATCACCAAGCTGGGGTTTGAGCCGCTAACTCAGATTGAGTTTGATGCATCTATCGAGGCCGCTGACGGCTATGATGCTGCATTCGCAGCCGCTGGATATAGCGATGCCAAGATTCGCCAAATCAAGCTGTACCTCGTAGCGCTGCAATCAATCAATGGCGTCCGTCAGACCGCATCGCAAAGCGTTGACGTCCTGAGCAAGTCGTATAAGTATGGGACGCTGGAAGATACCTACAATTGGCTTTCTGTGCGCATTAGCGAAGCAGATCCTGACGGTATCGTTGACATCCCCGCGTCAAGCGAGGGCGGCGCGTTCATTATGACAGTTGGTGGCTGCTATGAATAAGGTCGTTGAATGGTGCGAGCGCAAGCGCGACGAAGCCAAGGATGGCGAAGCGGCGTACAACTATCACCAGTTAGCTGAAATGTGGAGGTCGCGCCTTGGCTCTTGATTTTATCGGCGCAGATTTCATGACGCTGAAGTGTACGTACTGGCTCAAAACAGGTCACGACGACTGGACTGGTCAGGACACATATTCTGAGCCAGTCGTCGCTAGATGCTGGTACAAGAAGGATTTCAAGCTAATTCGCAATGAGCGCGGGGAAGAGGTGGCAGCCAAAGCCATGTATCTGTCTGATGAGCTGACACCAGTAACCAATAACTCATACATCGCATTCGGTGAATCAACAGAGGCTGACCCGATTGTGGCTGGTGCATCCGTGGTGATTGGAGTTGGCCTTGTGCCAGCAGACGCGCTTGGTTCATCCGACCTGAACAAGGTTTACGTCTGATGGCTATCAAAAAGGCAAAGTTCATAAACAACATGCCGAAGGTAATATCCGAGATTGACCAGAAGGCCGGAAGAGCGGTTTATGCCGCCGCTACAGTGCTTGATGCTTATCAGGCAACTAACGTGCCTATTGATACGTCTGCGCTGGCAAACAACCGCTCTATCGAGCTGAAGCAATCTGGCACGGTAGCAAGCGCGACGCTGAAGTTTCACCAGTCATATGCAGCAGCGGTACACGCCAAAGTCGGCGTTAACTGGAAGCGTCCTGACGCCATTGACCAATGGCTTGAAAGGTCCGCTGAAGAGTCACGCGATGATATGCAGTCGGCAATTGTTGGAGTCATGAGGCTATGAAGCACATCGACGATATTCGAGATTGGTTGATTGCCAATAACCTTGCCTCTGGCTACAAGGTGCAGCCTTACGAGTGGAAAGATTCAACCATCACAACCGATAGATTCATCGTCATTCAACCTGACGGCGGGCAGCCTGTTAATGGTGAATTCCGCTCCCCATTCGCTCGCCTACTTATCATCGGGCAGAAGGCTGAAGCGCACCAAGTCGCAAACGGCGTTGTTGACCGCGCAAATGGTATAATCAAAGCCATGCAGGACAGTTACAGCCAAGGCTCAAACTTCCTGATGGTGCCAGTGAGCGACATTTCAATCACGGCACGAACCGAAGATGGCAGGCCATACTGCCAAATCAACTTACGAATATTGGCAAACAAAGAGGGTTAAAATATGAGCGTAAAGGCAGGCCGCGCAGCAAAGGTCTCATTCTGCCTAGCTAAGGCGGACGACATTAATGACAACTTGGCTACAGTGTCAGCCAAAACATATCTGCACATTGGCGCAACTCGCGGTAAAACAAAGACGTCCAGCTGGACGACCGCTGACGTGACAACCAGTGATAGCCCACAGTATAACCAGCAGTCAATCGTAACATTCAAAGAGAAAACGCTGTCCGTTGACGGTATTGCGTATGATGATGCGGCATACAACCTGAAAGATCTTGGAAAGGCAATTGACTCCCCAGATCCTGTTGATCAAGGTGGTGAGCCTTACCTGTGGATTAAGTATGAAACTCCGCTTGAGGGCACTCGATATATCTTTGGTTTGGCAACAAACTGGGAGCGCGGTGAACCTTACGATAATGGCGGGACGTACTCGTTTGAGTTCATGATCATGAATGAGTTGGATGGTGCATAATGGCTGCTGTCAGTTCAATTAGCCTTGCTCAGGACGGCGCATTCTCAGTTGCGTTTTCAACATTGACTGCAAGCGATACGATTACAGTTTCGGGCAATCAATACATCATGTTTCACAACGACACTGGCGGCCCGCTGACCGCTGTCGTTGATGGTGATGGTTCTACCACAAAGCAGGTTGATGGGATTGGCCCAGTTAGCACATCTTCAGGTGTTTCAGTTCTTGTTCCTGGCGGTGAGTTTAAAGTGCTGAACGTGAACTCTCGCAGAGCATTTTTTGAAGGTGTCGTATCAATCACCGGAGCTGTCGGGTTGAAGCTGGCAGTGCTTAACGCATGAAAAAGGGGCTTCATGCCCCTTTGTTTTAGGCTCTTTTCATCTCAATGATATGCCTCATTGCAACCCTGCCACTCTCATTCCAGTACCATTGCTCTACCTGTTTGTCGCTGTGCTGCGACTTGCTTAGTCGATACTCTCCATGCTCTGGCAGCTTCATATTATTCTGGTTTGCCAGCCTACCAAGCATCGCGCTAGTAGTTTCAAACTCATCAGCAAGCTCTGTGGTTGTGTAAAACTTATCTTCGATGCGCGGTAGCGGAATTGCGTCCATGCCGATTACCGGGTTTAGAAGCGCGGCGGCAAACGCCTGATTGGCCCGCTCTCCAAGGTTTGGGAAAAGTTGGCGGAAGCGCTCAACGTTAGCCAGTTGCATCTCCACCGCTTTGGCGTGACGCATGTCATCTAGCGAGCGTCTGGCAGCTTTACTGCCTGACAGCTCCACAGCCTTATCAATCTCGCCACGTTTAAGCGCCTGCACAGCCTGATAGACCTGAACCTCATAGGATGGATCAATCCATCCGGCGTATTTCATGGCAACAAGTTCTACGGCGTATGTGCCTTGGTTTTTACCGCCTTTGGACGTTTTTACCGATGTGCAATTTTGCACATCGCTCTCTAGTGCCGATATGAACGACTTAACGCTGTCGTTGCGCAAAAACTGACTTGGGGCGTGACTATCTGTAGCCTTACCAGCAGCAATGGCAAC